CATGTCGCTCGCCGCATAGACGGGCCGGCCGAGCAGCGTGTCCGTGCTGCCCGCCTGAAGGCCCGGCTGCCACAGATACTGGCCGTCGACGTCCTTGAGCTTGCGCAGGTCGCGCAGCGCAAGCCGGTTGGCGAGCCAGACCGCATTGGCGCTATAGGTTTCCTTGAGCGCGTGCTGGAGGTCGATCACCCCGTCGGCGGTGACCGCGCCGGCGCCGCCCGAGTTGACCTGCTCGATCTGGCCCCAGGCGGTTCCCGCCGGATAGGTCAGGAAGCCGCGCGGCTGGCCGACGCCCGAGCCGCCGACGAAGGCCGCCGCCTCCATGCGGGCGAACTTCTCGGCCACCTTGCCGGCGAGCCAGGTCTCGATGTCGATGCTGGCGTCGTCGATCAGCTTCTGGGTGGCGCGCGGCTCGGCGTAGATCTCGTGGACCGGGATCACGATCTTGGCGAGATCGGGCGAGGCGGTCTCGGCGCGGGCCTCGGTCTCGGCGACCCAGCCGGCCCCGGCCTCGTCTTTGTCGACCAGCATCTCGAGGCTGTCGGTGGAAATGCTTTCGACCGCGGCGACGCGGCGGATGGGGCTCGATTCGAAGACCGTCGCGACGATCCGCTCGGCCATCTCGCCGGTCACCAGATAGCCGCCCTCGGGGTCGCTCTCGACCGAAAGCGCCTTGTGCGCGATGCGCGCGAGCCCGCTCTCGTCGCCCTTGCGCAAGTACGCGCGCAAGGCCGCGCGGTGCTCGGCGCTCTCAAGGCCGGGCTCGGTCCCGGCGGCGGGTCGGGCGAGGCTCGCCCGGGTCCGGTCGAGCTCGCCGCGCAGGCGGTCGATCTCGTCGTTGAGGCGGCCGATCTTGGCCTCGGTCAGCGCGTCGACCGCGCCTTTGTCGGCCTTCTGGCGCAGCGCCTCGTCGTTGGCGCGCTTGAACTCCTCGAAGGCCGCGGCGAGCGCGTCGACCGCCGCCTTCACTTCTCTCGTCTGCATGGGTCATCCCTCCTTGCGGTTGCTGAGGATCGCGGCGGCGCGAAGCAAGCGCGCCACCATTTCGGCCGTCTCGTCGTCAACGTCCCGCTGCGCGAGGGCGTGAAAACCGCCGGCGGCGAGCGCCTTGGCGGCGTTGCGCGAGAAGCCGCCTGCCTCCCGCAGGAAGCGCTCGAACGCGCGAATGGTGAGCGGCGGGCGGACCGCGTCGCCTTTGACCGCATCGACGGTCGCCCCTGGGCAAGCCTGGAAGGTGACCAGGCTGATCTCCCAAAGCTCGATCTCGGTCAGCCGGCGCAGGCCCGAGCGCGGCTCGATCTCGGCCTCGACGGCGGTGTAGCCGATCGAAAGCCCGTCGATCGCGCCCGCCTTGAGAAGCGCATGGGCCTCGGCGGCGCGGCGCACGTCGAGCAAGAGCCGGCCGCGGACCCAAAGCCCGCGCGCGTCCTCGCGCATCGCCTCGAAAGCGCCGATGGGCTCGCGCGCGTCGTGCTGCCACAGGAGCTTGACGTCGCGCCCGCCGCGCTTGGCCGCAAGCGTGCGCGCAAAGGCCCCGGGCGCGACCACGTCGTTGAAGCCGTCGACGACGCCGAACACGCTGGCGTAGCCTTCGAACACGCCGCGCTCGTCGAGCGCCTTGAGCGCGAAGGGCCGGTCGAGTGTCTGTCTTTCCATGGGCTCTCCGTTCACGAGTTCTGGCCTGCGCCGCGTCAGACCCGCGGCAGACGGGCGAAGGCGCCGCCGCGCTGCGCCGAGGCCGCGATCTCGGCGACGAGCGCGCGCTTGATGCGGTCGGCCTCGCGGCGCAGGGCGGCGACCGCGGCGAGGTCGGCGCCGCGGAAGTCGAAGTTCTGGACCACGTTGATCCGCGCTCCGCTCGCCGCCGAAAGCCGCTCGTTGGGAACGATCTCGCCGGCGGCGGGCGGCACGAACAGCTCGGGCCCCGCCTCGCCGACGAGGAACGCGCGCCCCGGCGCGACCCGTCCGCCGCGAGCGAGCCCGCCGAAGGGCGAGATCGGCGCGCCCGTAAGCGCCGGCAGCGCGATGCGGGCGAGCGAGGCCCCGAGGGCGGCGAAGCCCTGTCCCCGCGCCGACGGCTGAGAGAGCCCCGGGATCGCCCGCGCGAGCGCCTCGGCGAGCGTCGCGCGAAGGGTCTCGAGGAGCCCGCGCAGGAGCGACTGCGCGAAGCCGCGGAACTGCGCGCGGAGCTGCCGGCCGAGACCGTCGATGCGCGCGCCGCCGGTCGGGATCGCGGCGACCAGACCGCCCGCGACCGCCGCGAGCAGCCGGTCGATCGCCGCTTCGAGCCGGGCGCGACCCGCGCTGCCGAAGAACGGAAGACCGCCCCCCGCGCCCGTCGCGCCGAGCCCGGCGAGCGCGCGTTCGAGAGCCCGAGCCTCTCGGCCCGGAAGGAAGAAAGCGCCGGTGGTCATGATCTCTCGTCGTTAAAAGCTCAATCGGGAAACCGCGCCATAAGCCGAGCGAGCTCGCTGCGGGCCGGCGCGCCAGAGGCGGCGTCTTCGCCCCGCGCCGCCCGCGCGCCGTCGAGCGCGGCCGCGAACTCGGCCGGCGTCATCGCCCAGAAGGCGGCCGGGGCGAGTCCGAGCCCGCCGAGGCCGATCGCCATCAGCCGCCCCCAGGGGATGGCGGAGCGGACGGCGGGGGCGTCGTCTTCGCTTTTTTTTTCGGTGCGGGCTCGGAGGCCGCGCCGTCCTCGCCGCCGATCACGCCGGCGAGAAAGGCGGCCACCGGGCCGGCGAGGCTCTGGAAGCCCTGCTCGGCGACCAAGCGGCCGACGGCCTCGAAGTCGGGCGCGTCGTCGTCGGCCGCGCGGATTCCCGCCCACAGCACGGTCGCGAGCTCGCGAACGCCGAACCGTCCGTCCCAGAAGCGCCGGGCGAGTTCGACCAGGCCGAGGCCGGTCCGGTCCTCGATCTCGCACAGCGCCGCGAAGGTCGGGCGCATCGCATAGCGCCGTCCGCCGAGCGTGACCTCGACCTCGCCGCGATGCCGGTTGGCCATCACGTCCCCTCCTTCGCGGCCGCGCCGGCGGGCGCGGGCTGCGCCGGGGCGAGCCGGTCGCCGTCCGGAATCGCGCCGTAGCCCGCGGCGGCGCGCTTCTCGTTGATGGTCAGGAAATCGGCCTTGGCGAGCCCGCTCCACAGCCGCTCGCGGCGCAGGGTCAGGGCGGGCGCCGAATCGAGGTCGGGCGCGAGCTCGAGCTCGCCGTCGAAGCGCGGCGCGAGCCAGCCGTTGAGCGCGGCCGCGAGCTGGCGCACGAGCGGGATGATCGTCTCCTCCCACAGGGCGAGCCGGGCCTCGCGCATGTTGGCGTAAGTGTTGTCGCCGGGAATGCCGAGAAGCTGGGGCGGCACCCCGAAGGCGAGCGCGATGTCGCGCGCCGCCGTGTGCTTGGCGTTGATGAAGTCCATATCCTTGGGGCTGAGGCTCATGTCCTGCCAAGTGAGCCCGCCTTCGAGAAGCATCGGCCGGCCGGCGTTGCGCGGCCCCGCATAGAGCGCGTCGATCTCGCTCTTGAGCCGTTCGTACTGCTCGTCGCTGAGGCCCGCGCCCTCGGGGGAAGCCACCATCAGCGCGCCCGAAGGCCGCGCCCCGTTCTGAAGCAGGGCCTGGTTCCAGGCTCCGGCCTCGTTGTGCTGGTCGATGGCGTAGGCCGCGGCCTCGGCCGGGCTCATGCCGTACCAGTCGTCGAGGGGATGGAACGCTCTGAGATGCAGGATCGCCGAGCGTCCGCTCACCGGATCGACAGGGAAATCGCGGCTGCGCCCGGCGACCGCATAGCGGTAGGCCGCGGGCACGCCGCCCGGCCCCGGGATCACCCGCATCCGGTCGGGGCGGAGCGCGTAGAGCTCGACCGGCGGGCGGCCTTCGGGCGCGACCGCTTCGATAAAGGCGTTGCCCGCGATCAGCCGGTAGGCGTAGACCGCTTCGAAGAGCTCCGGCCCGCCCTGCAAGGGATTGGGCCGGGCGAGCAGGTCGGCGAGCGGATGGGTCTCGACGGCGAGCCGGCGGCCGCGGCCGCGCCGGAACAAGCGCCAGGGCACGCTCGCCGCGCCTTGCGCGACCTCGGAGACCGCGCGGAAAGCGATCACGTTCTTGCGGAAGCCTTCGTCGGCGAAGGCGTCGAAGCGCCGCCGCGACCAGACCGGCCCGGCGGGCGCGCCGAGCGCGATCAGGCTGCGCGCGGCCGACGCCTTGCGCGCCCGGGCGCGCGCCGCGGCCCAGATCTTCGGCCAGCGCATCACAGGCTCCTCGCCTTGGGCGCAGGACGAGCGCGCGCGCTCGCCCAGCGCAGGAACTGGCTGGTCATGTCGACCTGATCGTCGTGAGCGGCGTTGGGAAACTGCATCATCTCCGTCTCGTAGTCGTGGAGCCAGGGGGCGCGCTCGGGCAGGAACACGCGCCCGGCCTCGATAGTGGGGCTCACCGTGCTCATCCGCGTGAGCTTGTCCGCTTCGGGACGGATCGCGAGCACCGGCAGCCGGGCGGACCCGCGCAGGTCTTGGATCAGCGACTGCCCGCTCGCCTTGTCCTCGATGAGAATCGCGTCCGGCCGCCAAGTCGCGGCGAGGCTTTCGGCGGCCCGCCTGAGCTCGGGGTAGGCGAGCCGCGCCCGCATCACGTCGAGCAGGTAGAAGCCGTCCTCGGTCTCGGCCCAGGTGCCGCAGACGCTGGGATCGTTGAGCGCGGCGGCCTTGTGCGCGGTGTCCCAGGACTGGACGATGCGCAACGGCCGGGCGGGCGGCGTGCGGTAGCGCCGGAACCAGGCGCGCTTGACGATGCCGCCGCCCACGGGCGCGGGCCGCTGCTGGTACTGGGCGGCGAAGCCGTAAGCGCCGAGGTCGCGCCGGGCGCGGGCGATTTCGTCCGGGCCTTCGCGCGCCGGATGCAGAAGATCGCCCGGACGGCGCAAAATCCGGCCGCCGCCTACGGTCACGATCGTGCGGCGCTCGGCCACCGCGGGCAGGCGCAGATGCTCCCAGCCCCCCTTGGCGAGCAGATGGCCGGTAAGGTCATTCTCGTGCAGGCGCTGCATGACCACGACGATCACGCCGCGGCGCTTGTCGTCGAGCCGGGTCGAAAAGGTCTGGTCGAACCAGTCGAGCGCGCGCCGGCGTAAAGCATCGCTCATCGCTTGGCGCGGGTTGTGGGGGTCGTCGACGATCAACACGTCGGCGCCCTCGCCGGTCGCGGTGCCGCCGACCGAGGTCGCGATCCGGTGGCCGCGCGCGGTGGTCTGAATCTTGTGCTTCTCGTTCTGGTCCGCCGCCAGCGCGACGCCCGGGAAGATTCGCCGGTACCAGGACGCGCCGAGGATCAGCCGGCAGTCGAGCGCGTGCTTGATCGCGAGCGCGCGGCTGTAGCTCGCGGCCATGATCCGCGTTCCCGGATCGTGGCCCAAAAGCCAGGCCGGCCAGGCGACCGAGACGCAGATCGATTTCAGATGCCGGGGCGGCATGTTGATGATGAGCCGCGTGATCTCGCCGCGCGCGCAGGCGTCCAGGCGCTCGGCGATCAGCGCGATGTGCCAGTTGTCGAGGTAGCGCGCGCCGGGCGAGACGGTTTGAAAGGCCTTGGCGACGAAGCTCGCGAAGTCCTGGCGCAGCACGGCCTCGAACAGACGGCGCTCGTCGATGGCGGCGGCGGGCTTGATGCGGCCGCGGCGCGGCGCTCTTTCGAACCGCGCGGGCGCGGGCGAGGACGTCGCCGCCGCACGAGCCGCCGCCAGCGCAGGATGCGGAACCCGAGCGCCTTCGACGAGGACCGCGGCCTGGGCGCGGCGCTCCGCCGGCGCGGCCGCCTTGCGCCGGGTGGTCTTCCCTGTGGTCACGAGCGTCTCCGTGAAATCGTTGTGGGGTTGGCCCCGCGGACTGCTCAATCGACGCCGTAGCGGCGCTTGAAGCGGTCGAGGATCGCGCGGTCGTCGGCGCTGAGGTCGGCGGGCGCGCTCACCCGATCGCCCGCGAGCCGGCGTTCGATGGCGACGATCTTCTCGTTGATCTGACAGAGCTTGAGCAGAAGCGAGGCCGGGGACTCGCGCGCCCCGAGGACGAAATCGTTGGCTTCGCCGGCCTCGATCATCGCCTCGAGCGCCTCGCGCAGCCGAGAGGCCAAGGCCCTGAGCGGCGCGAGCTCGCCTCCGGGTTCTGCGGCCGACGCGCCGCCGGGATCGACGCCGGGAGCGCCGTTCCGGCGGTCGGCGCTCCGCGCCCGCCTTTCGCCGCTCGCTCGCGCGCAAAGGGCATCGCCGTCGCGGCCGGGCGGCGGGGGCGGCGAACGCCGCCACCCTTCCCGCTTGGCTCGACGGTGAATGGTGCTGCGGGCGACGCCGTAGCGCCGGGCGAGCGCCGCGACCGACGCGCCCGCCCGATAGGCGGCCGCGATCGCAGGCCAGTCCGGTCCGGGCGAAGGGCGATCCGATCTTGGCGTTTGCTCCGACACGCTCCCCGCAGCGCGCGGGCGCGACGATGCGCGGGACGACCGTCCGGCGCGCCCCGCGGCGCCGCTGCTGGCTCCTCGTTTGGGTTGCGAACGACGACGAAAAACGAAAAGAGCCGGCCCGGAGGGCGGCTTGAAGGCGGCGGCCGCCGCTTCGTCGCCCGACCGGGTCGAACCAGCCGCCGCCTGCGTGGCGCTCATCCCCGATCGTAGGATTTATCCTACTATAATCCGTGCGGAATGGTCAATCCGATTTTCCGCCGAATCGAGGACCGCATTCCGCCGATCCGTATGCCCGGAATCGCACAGACGATCTATTTTATTCATTTATAAAGAGTTGTTTGATCCTGCGGGGCCATGTCGAGGCCCTCATTGAGCCGGGTGGCGATGTGGTGAAGCGCCGCGAGGTGCCAAGCGCGGCAGGTGTTGGGAGATTTCCCAGATCCTTGAGCGATCCGTCGCCAGGAAAGCCCGCTCGCCCGCGCCCAGACGATCCGCTGGG